AACCCTGCATCGAGACAGCAGATTGCCGATAGGCTAATGAAGAAGGGTTGGACACCACAAGAGTTTACTCCATCAGGAGAGCCAAAAGTTGACGAAAAAATCTTGGCGGGAATTGATATGCCCGAAGCTAAGTTGCTAACAGAGTTCTTAATGCTAAACAAACGATTAGGACAATTAGGCAATGGTAAACAAGCGTGGCTCAAGCTTGAAAGGAAAGGACGAATACATGGGCGTGTTAATCATATGGGTGCTGTTACTTCTAGGTGTACACATAGTGATCCTAATGTCGCTCAAGTACCAAGCGGAACAGCCGCCTTTGGGAAGGAATGCCGCCAACTATTTCGTGCGCCAAAGGGTTATTCATTACTGGGTGCAGACGCAAGTGGTTTAGAACTACGATGTCTTGCTCACTACATGGCTAGATACGATGGTGGTAAGTACGGCAAACAGATATTAGAAGGTGATATACATACAGCTAATCAAGAAGCAGCAGGGTTAGCTACAAGACCACAGGCAAAAACTTTCATTTACGCTTTTTTGTATTCTGCTGGAAATGAAAAGATAGGTCAAATTATAGGTAAAGGTGCAAAAGATGGAGGTGCTATTAAAAAGCGTTTTCTTGCTAAAGTGCCAGCGTTAAAAAAATTGACTGATGCAATTAAGCTACGACTAGAAACACAACAAGGTGAGAAGTCTATTAATGGTCTTGATGGTAGGATTATACCTATACGTCACCCCCATGCAGCTCTCAATACATTACTTCAATCAGCAGGAGCTATTGTCTGCAAGCATTGGTACGCAACCATCGAGAAGATGATACGTGCTAAAGGCTACACTAACGAAGAAGTTTCGATAGTGGCGTTTGTGCATGATGAAGTACAAATCATAGTTAAGGAAGGCTTGGAGGATGACATAGGTGCGATCACTAAAGAAGCAATTAAAAAGACAGAACAACACTACAACTTCAAATGCCCTCTCGACTCAGAGTTCGATGTCGGCAGAAGTTGGGCAGAAACTCACTAGTCCGAGTAGGCTTGGTGACGTTGCAGAGTTCTACGCAATCACATGGTTGTGGGATGAAGGGTTTGAGGTGTTCTATAACGCTGGCTCAACAGGAGCTGTGGATATTATAGGCATAAAAGATGGAGAGGTTTACTTGTTTGATGTGAAGATGAATAAAGAAACTAAACGTGGAAGCTACGCTAGTTCACGGACACCTTTACAAAAAGAGCTAGGAGTACAGTTCCTTCTGTTTGATCCTATTACTCGTAAACTAAGACTACAGAAACACAGGGTATAGATATGGAAACAAACATACTGAACATCATACTGGTTGCAAGTTTTGCTTTTGTCAGTGTAGCCGTTGGAGTCAAATGGGCTATTGAATCCCTGATTGATTACCAAATGGCAAAGCACGGTATGCGAATGATGAGAGAGATAAATAAGGAGGCGGAAGACGATGAAGAATACTAGGACACTATTAGTAGATGGTGACATTGTAGCGTACAAAGCCGCTGTCATTGCAGAGACTCCTATCGACTGGGGCAACGGGGTGTGGACATTACACGCCCACGAGAAAGATGTCATAAGTTCGATGGAGGACTTCATGGCTAAGATTATAGAGGAGTCTGGTTGTGATAAAGTTATTACGTGTTTGTCTGGTGACAAGTTGTACCGCAAAGATGTAGCACCTTATTACAAAGCGAACCGTAAAGGTACACGCAAACCCATGCTTCTAAATTTTGCTAAAAAATATTTGTCAGATAATTACAACGGTAAAGTTGAGGATAAGCTAGAAGCAGATGACCTCTTAGGAATACTAGGCAGTGCGGATAAGAATACAGTAATCTGGTCTATAGACAAAGACCTGTTAACCATCCCTGCCTACCACTTGCTTGACGGTAAAGTTACTGAAGTAGATCAAGAGGAAGCTGACTACTGGTTCTTGTACCAAACATTAATAGGTGACTCGACTGATAACTACAAAGGTTGCCCTGCTGTTGGAGCGAAGACAGCCGATAAGCTGCTCCAAGAGAATGGTGCAACATGGCAAACAGTAGTCGATGCTTTTGCTGATAAAGGTTTTGGTGAAGAGGTTGCCATAGAGAACGCAAGACTGGCTCGTATACTACGTGACGGTGAATATGATTTTAAAACTAAGGAGGTAAGTTTATGGATGCAGTAATTTCAGAAGTTAAGGTAACAGAAAGAGCCGCTGATCCTGTCAACAGCCCAGAGCATTACAATGCAGGGAAGATAGAAACAATAGATTACATTGTAGATGTGCTAGGGGAGTTTGATGCTATCTCCTATTGTCACGGTAACGTAATTAAATACACTAGCACTAGACTATGGAACAAAGGCAAACCTATACAGGATGCAAAGAAGGCTGTCTGGTACTTAAACAAGATGATTGAATTAATGGAAAAAACCGAAGGGGAGAACTGGGGATGAAAAACGCATTAGGTGGTGCTTCATACGAACAGATAACAGGAATGTTTGAAGGCTTTGATTGGTATCAAAGTAAGTGTTCAGAGACTGTAGTCTTTGATGAAGATGTAGCAGTAGAATATTTAACACTTGGATTAGCTTCCGAGGCTGGCGAAGTAGCTGGTAAACTAAAAAAGAAAATGAGAGATGGCGAACCTTATGATTTCAAAGATCAGATGGCTTCTGAGTTGGGTGATGTATTCTGGTATCTTGCCGTACTCACTGATCGCATGGGGCTTAATCTCAGCGATATTGCCTTTGACAATTTAAACAAACTATACAAGCGTAAGATTAACGATACGCTGCAAGGCTCAGGAGATGACCGATAATGGATTCATATCAACAGTACATACACAAATCCCGTTACGCTAGGTGGCGGGAAGAAGATAACAGAAGAGAGACATGGAAGGAAACTGTACAGCGGTACATTAACTTCTGGGTAGATAGAGGACAGTTAGATACTACACTAGCGTATGAACTCTTTGATGCTATCTACAAGCAAGAAATTATGCCATCAATGCGTTGTCTAATGACAGCGGGTGAGGCACTAAAGCGTGATAACATGGCAGGGTTTAACTGCTCCTATGTTGCCGTAGATAACCAGCGAGTATTCGATGAGATACTTTACGTATTAATGTGTGGCACAGGTGTAGGCTTCTCCGTGGAGCGGCAGTCTGTAGTCAAACTACCAACAATTAGTGAGGAGTTCCATGAAACAGAAACTACAATCCATGTCCAAGATAGCAAAATTGGTTGGGCTAAAGCTTTCCGTGAGTTGGTTAGTCTTTTGTATTCGGGTCAAGTGCCTACTTGGGATGTCTCTAAGTTACGGGCTAAAGGTGAAAGGCTTAAAACATTTGGTGGTAGATCGAGCGGGGCTGATCCTTTGGTTAGGCTTTTCGAGTTTACTGTTTCTACTTTCAAGAACGCTGCTGGACGTAAGCTAACGAGTATTGAATGCCATGACATTGTTTGTAAAATTGCTGAGATCGTTGTTGTTGGTGGTGTGCGTAGGTCTGCTCTCATCTCTCTATCTAACTTGTCTGATGACCGTATGCGTCATGCGAAGTCTGGGAATTGGTGGGAGACACAAACGCAAAGAGCCTTGGCAAACAACAGTGCCGTCTACAATGAGAAGCCAGAGTATGAAACCTTTTTGGAAGAATGGGTAGCACTCTATAAATCTAAAGCAGGGGAGCGAGGTATCTTCTCCCGTACTGCTGCAAAGAAACAAGCAGAGAGAAATGGACGTAGAGATGTAGGTCACGACTTTGGGACTAACCCTTGTAGTGAGATTATCCTACGCTCTGCACAGGTATGTAACTTGTCTGAGATTGTAGTACGGGCTGATGACACACAAGAATCTTTAGAACGTAAGACACGACTAGCAACAATACTGGGAACACTACAGTCAACCCTAACTGACTTTAGGTATGTACGCTCTGTGTGGAAGAACAACACACAAGAAGAATGTTTACTTGGTGTAAGTATGACAGGCATCATGGATCACAAGTTGTTATCAGGTAAGGGTAGCCTTGTAGTCCTGAAAGAGACACTAGAGAAACTGAAGAAGATTGCTGTACAAACCAACAAGCACTTTGCGGCTGAGTTAGGTGTAAACCAATCGACAGCTATTACGTGTGTGAAGCCGTCAGGTACAGTGTCCCAACTGGTAGACAGTGCTAGTGGTATTCATGCTAGGTTCTCTCCTTATTATATAAGACGAGTACGAAGCGATGGGAAAGACCCTATCTCTGCATTCCTGAAAGACTCAGGTGTGAAGTGGGAGAAGGATGTAATGAACACAGAGAACTATGTGTTTGACTTCCCTGTGAAAGCCCCCAAGGGTGCAACTTGTGTTAACGAGCTTAATGTGCAACAGCAGTTAGATTTGTGGGAGATATATCAGGAACACTGGTGTGAACATAAGCCTAGTGTAACCATCTACTACTCTGATGACGAGTTCTTGGCAGCAGGGCAATGGCTATGGGAACGACTAGATAGCTGCTCAGGTATTAGCTTCCTGCCTCGAACTGACCACGTGTATGCCCAAGCTCCTTATGAAGCAATTGATAAGGACAGGTATATGGAACTTAAACGAGAGACCCCTTCAGAAATTGAATGGGACAGGCTAGGTGAATATGAAAAAGAGGACACCACTACTGGAACTCAGGAGTTGGCTTGCTCGTCAGGTTCATGCGAAATATAGGAACTGGATAACGGTGTTGGAGGTAGTAACTTGCCTCCACATCATCGCTAACGTCTGGCTACACTTCCCGTCATAACTGGGCTGGCTCTAACCACCCCCTATAGAGAGTAACAAATGAAGAATAACATATTCATAAGTGAAGATTTAGTACAATATTTAAGGAAACTTTTTCCCAATAAACTCCCTAATAAAAGAAATATATCAGAGAATGATATAGCATTTTTACAGGGGCAACAATCCGTCATCGAACGCATGGAACTCATGTTAGAGAATGACCAACCAGAAGAGATTTAATTATGTGTTTATCAAGCCCTAAAGCCCCACCACCACCAAAACCACCACCCACTGTAGTAGCACCACCTCCACCAGAGAAAGCTCCCGCTGAACTTGAGAATGCGGTAGACTCTAACGCTACATCTTTAAACAAGAAGCGTAAAGGCTCTAAGCAGCTTAGACGAAACAACAACACAGGTGCTAATTACGTAGGGCAGTCTAGTGGTGGCTCAGGACTAACAATTAAAAAATAGGATATAAATGATGCACGATCAATCTATAGCCAAAGCTTATGAGAACATGGCGGCAGATCGTGATGCTTTTCTTACACGAGCAAGGTCTTGTGCGGAGTTAACAATCCCTACACTTATGCCCCCTGAAGGGCATACAGGGTCAACTCAGTACGATACCCCTTATCAGTCAGTGGGCGCAAGAGGTGTTAACAACCTTGCTTCTAAGCTGCTGATGACTCTTCTCCCTCCCAACCAAGCATTCTTTCGTTTAACTATAGATGATTATGATCTAGTAGAGTTAGGCGGTGATGCTAGAGGTAAGGCAGAAGAAGCACTAGCCCGTATTGAAAGATCAGCAACACAAGTCATAGAATCAAAAGCCATTCGAGTTCCGACATTCGAGGCACTTAAGCAATTAATAGTAGCGGGTAACTCTTTAGTCCATATGCCGCCCAAGGGTGGAATGAAAGTATTTAGACTAGATCGTTACGTTGTTCAACGAGACACGATGGGCAACATCTTAAAGATTATTACCAAAGAGACAGTAGCGTATGATGCGCTGCCTAAAGATGTCTTACAGGCTCTAACAGAAAACCCTGACTATGAATTAGACACCAGTAAAAAAGAATGTGATATTTTTACCTGTGTTAAGAGAGTGGGCAAGAAGTTTGAAGTGCATCAAGAAGTCCATGACGTTGTTATTGAAAGCACTAAAGGTTCGTATGCAGAAGATAAACTACCTTGGATGGCACTCCGCTTTATTGCTGTTGATGGCAACCACTATGGTCGTTCTTTCTGTGAAGAAATTGTCGGTGACTTAAAATCTCTTGAAGCATTAACCAAAGCTATTGTCGAAGGTAGTGCTGCCAGTGCTAAACTTTTATTCTTGGTAAGACCAAACGGTACGACTAAGATGAGAAGTATTGCAGATGCCCCTAACGGTGGTATTGTCTCTGGTGATGCTAACGATGTAACTACTTTACAAGCCAATAAGTTTAATGACTTTAGAGTAGCACAAGAAACAATGCAGAAGATTACAGAACGCTTATCCTTTGCTTTCTTACTTAACAGCTCTGTTCAACGACAAGCTGAGAGAGTAACAGCAGAAGAAGTACGATATATGGCACAGGAGCTAGAGACAGCTCTGGGTGGCATTTACTCTGTACTATCACAAGAGTTCCAAGTTCCCCTAGTCAACCTCCTTTTAGCAAAGATGCAGAAAGAGGGTAAGATGCCTAAGTTCCCTAAAGACACCTTAAAGCCTCAGATCGTTACTGGTCTTGAAGCTCTTGGTCGTGGACAGGACTTAAACAAACTAAGCCAGTTCCTCCAAATGCTACAACCACTAGGACAGCAAGTTATTGCTAGTGAGTTAAACATTGGAGACTACTTAGATCGTCTTGGCGCATCACTAGGTATTGATACACAGGGTCTTGTGAAATCTGATGAGCAGAAGATGCAAGAACAACAAGCTATGCAAGAACAGATGCAGCAACAACAAATGATGGCAATGGCAGAGAAGGGCGTAGCCCCTGCTGTTAAAGGCATGGTTGATGCTTCACAACAGCAAGCTGAAGAATAAAACTAAAAGAGACTATTATGAATCAAGAAAGCATTAGTACACACGAAGAACAAACAGAGTCACAAGAACACATCGATGAGATGGTTGCTAAGAGTGACGAACTGGACAGGTTAAACGACCCGTCCCAAGGTGATCGACCAGATTGGTTGCCTGAGAAGTTTAAAAACGTAGAACAGATGGCTGAAGCTTATGGTCATCTAGAGAAAAAGTTAGGCGGGGAAAGTGTAGAGGAAGGTGTTGAGCCTGAAGCTGCACCCGAACCCACTCCACAACAAGAAGCAAGTGACGTTAGAGAAGCAGTAGAAAACGCTGGCGTTGATTTTGATTCTTTACAGTCGGAGTATAACGAACAGGGAGGGCTATCGGAAGATGCTTATAACAAGCTTAGTGAAGCTGGCTTCCCACAAGATTTGGTAAACAGTTGGATACAGGGACAAGAAGCCCTAGCAAACAACTATCAAAAAGCTGTCTATGAAAGTGTAGGCGGTGAACAAGCTTACGGTGACATGATTGACTGGGCGGGCGATAACTTATCGGATAACGAAATCGCTGCCTTTGATCGAGCTGTAGGTTCAGGAGACGTTGATATGGTCAAGTTGGCTGTGTCAGGATTACAAACCCAGTATCAAGCTGCGGAGGGTACAGACCCATCTTTAATAGGTGGACAATCCAGTAACTCAACAGGCGGTAATTATAGTTCTTGGGCAGAAGTAACCCAAGCTATGAGCGACCCACGATACAACAGTGATCCAGCATACCGTCAGTCTGTTTCGACTAAGATAGCTCGAAGCAACATACAATAGTCTCTTTATGCCCTCTTCGGGGGGCTTTTTTAACAGGAACGAAACACAACGATTAATTACCTTTGACCCCTGCGGGGACAATCTAAGCGGAAAGATTAAGTGTTAAGTGACTAAACATTAAACATTCATTTAAACATTTAACAAAAGGTAAAATATTATGTCTAGCAACTATGCTGCACCCTCACGATTGGGTGAAAACGCTGCTACTGGTGCTAATGCCAAGGAACTCTTTCTAAAGACGTTTACGGGCGAAGTGCTTACAGCGTTCAATACTAACAACATCGCAATGCCACTACACCGTGTACGCACAATCTCTTCAGGTTCTAGCGCACAGTTCCCACTAACAGGTATCGCTACTACTAACACTCTTGTGGCTGGTAACGAGGTAGTACCAACTGCTATCGCTCACAGTGAGAAAGTAGTTAACATCAATGATCTTCTAACTTCTTCAGTTTTCATTGCGAAAATTGATGAAGCGATGAACCACTATGATGTTCGCTCTATCTACTCTTCTGAGATCGGTACTGCTCTAGCTAAAGCTGCGGATACAGCCGTATTCCAAGCTATTGCTGATGCGACTGATGATACTGCTGAGTACGCTCAAGGTGCTAACAAGAACAATGCTGATATTGAAATTGCTCAAGCTCCTTCTGCTTCTACTGGTACTGATGTAGCTGATGCTATCTTCAAAGCTCTAGAAGCTCTAGATACTAAGAACGTAACTGGTGAGAAGTCTGTTGTCCTTGACGCAGAAACTTACTACAAAATGTTCTCTGGCACTAATTCTAACATCGCTGGTGTAATGAGCAAAGACTTCGGTACAGGTGGTAACTTAAACACTGGTACTGTTCCTTTGATCGGTGGCGCAAAAGTGTATATGTCTAACAACCTACCTTCAGGTTCTAAAGGCTTAGTATTCACTAAAGATGCTGCTGCAACAGTTAAGCTATTAGACTTAGGCGTTGAATCAGAGTACCAAGTTTCACGACAAGGTACACTAATGGTAGCTCGCTACGCAATGGGTCACAGCTCATTACGTCCTGAGTGTGCTGTTAAACTGACTAACGCTTCGTAAGATTAGTTTAGTAAACTTTAAGAACACCTCCTTCGGGGGGTGTTTTTTCTTTATTTTTTCATTGAGGTAAACATGACAACTCCAACAACACAGCTTCAGGCTGTAAACTCTATGCTCTCGACCATTGGCGAAGCACCAGTCAACAGCTTAAGTTCTGGTTTAGTTGATGCTGAAACGGCTGAGACTGTACTCAATGAAGTTTCAAGAGATGTTCAGTCATTTGGCTGGAACTTCAACACTGAGCCAGATGTAATAAGAGGTAAAAACGGGGATGGTAGGGTGCAGCTAACCGACAACACCTTGCGAGCTGACCTAGCTAGTTCAGTAAATAAGTACAGAAGCAATAAGAATGAATATGTACAACGTGGTCTGTTCATGTACGACAAAGTACAACACACAGACATCATCAATAAAGATTTAAAACTAGATATTGTCTATATGCTAGACTTCACAGAAATACCAGAAGTAGCAAGACGATACATCACAATTAAAGCTGCACGATTATTCCAAGAAAGAGTAGTCGGTAGTGACAACCTCTCAGCCATGAACAGAGCTGATGAGCAGCAAGCCCTATTCGCTTTGAAAGAAATGGAAAGTGAAAATGGGGACTATAACATATTTGACGATGGAGGCACGTACAGTGTTCTTGATCGCTCAGTCGGATATAAGGTGATCTAAATGGCTTTAGTTTCTAAAAGCATCCCCAACCTGATTAACGGGGTGTCGCAACAATCCCCAACTCTTCGATTGGAGAGCCAAGGAGAAGAACAAGAAAACGGTTTATCAGATGTGGTTGACGGTCTTAAGAAACGCCCACCCACTGAGTGGTTAAACAGTCTTCAGAAAGTTGTATCTTATCCTAGCACTGCCCCTGGGTTATATGTAGCACACTATGACCCACCAGTCCTTGAGCCTATAGTAGCTGATGAATATACATGGCATACTTATAAAAGAAGCGATGACGAACTGTACACGGTTGCGGTTGAACTCGAAGCATCATCCCCAATTATCCTTGTATACGATAAGGAGGGTAGGTTACGCTACCAATCAAATGTGGGAAGTTTTGAAGGAAATGGTTTTGGTTATGCGATTAACCTGAACACACATAGCACAAGCGGCTATCTAGGTAATCCATCTAAACTTAAGTTCACTACAGTTGCAGATGCTACGTTTATCGTTAACACTGATAAAACAGTAGCTCTTCCCAGCACTAGCCAAGGAGTACTGTCGCACGATACTAGAAAGTCTTTGGTTTACCTTAAGAGTGTAAATTACGGGAGAAACTATAACGTCACATTACTTAATTCAAGCGGATCTTCTTTTGCGGGTCTTACATCAACTACACCAAAACAAATAACTACCGTTGCTACTAATGACGATCAAACAATAAATTCAGATGTTCTCAAAACGTCCACAGTAATTAATGCACTGAGGAACATAGTAAATGATACTGATGTTACAAACGTTTATCCATCTGGTACTCCTAAACTGCCTTATTTTGTTTTAAGGTCTGGTCTCTCTCCTTATACAATTAGAGTTTCAGATGATGACGGGGGTGTGAACCTTAAAGCATTCAGAACCACTGCTAAATCGTTTACAGATTTACCCAACCAATGCGAGGATGGTTTTGTCTTAGGCGTTGTAGGGGATAACCAAAAGAAAGAAGACGATTTCTATGTGAAATTTGAAGGTGAAGGTGGTTCAGGTTTTTGGAGAGAGTGTGTAGCTCCTAATGTAAATAATGGCATTGACGCTTCCACCATGCCACACCAACTAGTACAGAACGCTGACGAAAGTTTCTCATTCCAACCTATATCTTGGGACAACCGTAAGTGCGGTGATAATGACACTAACCCTTTCCCTAGTTTTATAGGGAACAAGATAACGGATATATTCTTCCACAGAAACCGCCTAGGTATTCTATCAGGAGAGAATGTAATATTTAGTGAGGCAAGTAGTTACTACAACTTCTTCCGCACAACAGTACGCTCCTTATTAGACTCAGACCCTATTGATGTGGCAGTGAGTCAGAACGAGGTGTCCGATCTTAAAGCAGCCTTACCTATTCAAGATAACTTGCTCCTCTTTTCAGCTCTAAACCAATTCACTCTTTCATCGGATCAGCTATTAACACCATCAGAGGTAACAATAGAGCAGTCCACAAGGTACGAGAGTGACCTTACGTCTGATCCTGTAGGTTCAGGTACTAGTGTTTTCTTCGGTACACGTAATGGTGACTATGGTGGGGTAAGAGAGTTTATCACGAAAGATGATGTTGAGGTTAAGGATGCGTTAAACATTACATCCCACGTTCCTAAATATCTTAAAGGTAGGATAAGGCAGATGGTTACATCTCCTAACGAAGATATGCTCGTAGCCTTAACAGATGACGGGACTGCTGCTTCTAAAAAGGAGTGTTATGTTTATAAGTGGTATGACAACGGTCAGGAAAGATTACAAAGCTCGTGGTCTAAATGGAAGTTTGATGAAGAAATAACTCACCTATTCTTCACCAACAACTTAATCTACGTGGTTTTTAAAAACGGTTATTTTGAAAAACTTGATTTAACCTACGATACTTCCAAACCACACCTCGATCATTTAATCGAGCTAGAGAAGACAGGGGACTATTTCTATGGAATCGGGAAGATGTCAAAAAGCCCTTTACGAAATTATGACTTTACGGCAGGGGCTAATTTACAAGGTGTATCTATGGACGGGGAGGGATTAGGGAGGTTTGCGGCAGAAGCCAATCTCCCCAGAAACTATAATATGATACCTGATAGTATAGTTTCTGATAGCCTTCTACTCCATTTGAAAGACAATGAAATATACGTAGGCACACCCTATACCTTTAAATACAAACTCTCAGAGCAAGTGTTTAAACCAGTACAGGGTGACACAACACACTTGGCTAGATTCCAGTTAAGAAAGATTGCTTTTAACTTTAGCGACACAGGTAGCTTTGAGGTTGCTGTAGAGTCTTTAGGGAAACCTGTTAAGACCGCAGAGTTTACAGGCAATATTCTAGATACCACTTCCGTCTTAGATCAAGCAAACATCATTGACAACGGTTCGTTTGAGGTAGGCGTACAAGCACAAGCATCACAAACAGACATAACAATAACCAACGACACGCACCTTCCCAGCACGTTCCAAAGTGCAGAGTGGGAGGGGTACATCGTACTACGAAACCAGAGACTTTAAATATGACACACTACTATAGAAAAGCAACATTTCAGGATTGCCGAGAACTAGCCCCAGCTATGCGTGAACAAGACGCTAAGGAAGTAATGGCTAGTGACGGGCTTACACCTTTAAGAGCGTTACAGCATAGCTACAACAGCTCTGCGCCTGAATGCTTTAGTATCATCCATGAGGATGGTGATGTAGTGGGGATGTTTGGGTTGGCTGATTGTGGTCACTTTGCAAGTCCTTGGTTGTTAGGTTCTCATAAACTACCTGAGACCAAAAAGGTGATGTTACCAGTTTCAGCAAAGTGGGTGGAGGAAAAGAACGACCAATACCCACTCTTGCTTAACTACGTACACGCAGAAAATACAGTTTCGATGAGATGGTTAAAAGCTCTAGGCTTTAAGTTCATCAAACTAATTAAGGAATATGGGGAAGGTAAGCAAGCTTTCTACCAATTTGTGAGGATAAAAGAAAATGTGTAATCCACCACTTTTAGCGGCAACCGCTGCTACTCTGAAAGTTTTAGGGTCTAACGAGCAATATCAAGCCCAAAAAGTAAAAGAGCAAGTTAATAGACGTAATGCACTACAGGCTCAAAAAGACGAGCAACGACAAATTAACCTAGAGGCAGCCCAAGAAGATACAAAAGCTGCTGAACAGAAATTACAAACAGATTTAGATACAAGAGTGATGGCATCACGAGCAACTGTAGCTGGTGGTGAAAGTGGCGCAGTCTTGAATAACAACGCTGTGCTGCAAGATATAGAACGTCAGGGTCTAATGGCTAATACTGTTGTTGATAGAAACTTAGACAACACCATGCTAGGTCTACAAGAACAGCGACTAGGTGCTAAAACAAGAACGCAATCAAGAATTAACTCAGTGTCCAAACCAAGCGCAAGAGCTAGAAACCTTCAGATAGGTTCTGCTGTTGTAGGTGGTATGAGCGACTCTGGAAAATTTGATTAAACAAATTAGGAAAAACTAAATGGCAACCTCAATAGATAAATCAGTGAATTGGCGTAATGCTGCGGCTACGCCTGATTATCAGGTTACTGCTCAACGAGTGGATACATTCGTTCAAGGTGAAAGAAATACTAGAGGGGAACAAGTAGCTGCGGCTCTTGACTCTGCTGCTGGTACTTTAAGTAACGTGGCTAAAACACAGGCTGTAAAACAACAGCGAGAACAAACTAAGGCAGAGAAACAAGCAGAAGCCTTGGATAAACTACAAGCTAACAATGAATCTGCTTCACAAAGAGAACTGGCAACACAGTGGCTGGCTGATACGGATATATCGTCCTTTGCCACCCCAGACCAAGCTTTAGAGCAGTATGCTCAGGATAACCCATCATACGGTGAAGCTATAACAAGTCTTACTACTGATGTCGGTAGAATAACCTTTGGAACAGAGTTCGGTGATGTTTTTAACCAAGGCTTCTATGAAAAGCATAAAGAACTAAAAGATTTTAAAACAGCTTCGACCCTTAACGTCTTCGCTATGAACGAACTAAACAAAGACGGACAAACGGATCAGGCTATGTCTGTTGATGACCCACGCTTTACGCTGTTGGTTCAGTCGCTAGAAGGTCAAGCCTCTACATTGGGATATGAAACACCACAGTCTCAATATGAATTGCTGGCTGCTGTAGCAGAGCAACAGTACAGAGAAACGCAGGATGTACGACTTTTTGATTACCTACAGGGAAATGTAAAAGGGCGTAATGCAATAGGTGGCACAGACTTCCAAAACTCCTTAGCAACTAAAAGAGAGTCTATTAGAAAGCTACACTTGTCACAAGATAATGAGGCACGTTTGACCAAGGAAAGAGACCTTAAACAAAATAAGGTTCTCCTAGGTCAAGAAGTAGCTGCTATATTAATGAGTGGTGAAGGTGATCTACTTGAGCTTGCTAATAAGTACACAAGCATGGGCGTAGCTAGTGCTATGCAAACTGTTAAGTCAATGAAAGATGCTCACGAAGATTTAGACGATGTCAACCTAGACTCTTCTCAGTATTCATCAATCTGGCAAGGTTTCCTACAACAGTCTACTCCTATGGATCAGATGGCGTATTTAAACACCCACGTAGCTAATGACACGATTAGTAAACCGCTGCTTGCACAACTGTATTCACGTATTGGCAACGACCAAGACAAGGCTATGTTTAATAACATGGCTTGGAAAAGTGTTGAGGCTGGTATTAATACTTTGTCTAGAGACAGAGATAGCGGGATGGCTTTAGCTGAGTTCACCTACTTAGATGGTGTAGGTAAACAGCTTTGGATTGATCTTTACACATCTCCTGAATTTAAGGACATGGGGCTACAGCAGCAGATAGCTTCAGCAAACAACATTGTTAAAACTTTAATGACTCTTAAAGAAACCGATAACTCCACTAACGCTATTGTGGACGGCAGGGAAGAGTTCGGAAAACAGCAAGATATACAACAAACTGATTTACAAGTTAGAACACTAAGTGAGCCAGTTAAGGGCGAAACCCCCGCTGAGGCGTTGGTTAGAGACACAAAACTTTTAGAGGCGCAAGAGCGGCTCAGAAAATTAAGAGAAGATTAACTGAGGTTAAACATGAGTGATTACACTTATTATCTAGATTTAGCAGAACAAGCTAAACAAGAAGGCGATTTAGAAACAGCAAAAGGTTTGGCAGATGTTGCTGAGAGATTAATGCCTAAACAGGAAGAAGAAACACAGCCAGAACCACAAGAACAGGGTTCACAGTTTGGGCTACCTATGCAGACCTCTTTGAGCGTTGCTGGAGGTGTTGGCAGTGCTTTTACAGAGTCTGCTGGGTTCTTAGATTTAATCCTAGACCCTATAGCTGATGACATAAGCAAAGTTACGGGTGATGTAGCTACCTTTAAAACAAAAGGCGCAAGTGAAGAAGAATTAACCCTATGGGAGAACCTAAACGGGGCTGTTGTCTTTGACGCTTTCGGTAGAGAAGTTAAACACTTTAACTACGACCAACTACAACAACTTAAGCAAAGTAAACTTATTGACAACGCTAGACTTGGCTACTTTGGTGAAGGTTCGTTAGAGAACGTCACAGAGTCAGCTTTACTAACTAACAAAGACTTAAAAGAGTCTGGTGTAGTCGATAGCGGCTTTGCTCAGTTCACTGGCGGTGTAACACAATTCCTAGCTGGGTGGGTTACTTTAGGTAAGTTTAAGAAAGGTGCTGAGGCTACACAAACAGTTACACAAAGAGTTACTGAAGCTACTGCAAAAGGTTTTGTCGTAGATACGGTAGCCTTTGATGGTCACGATGCTAACGCTGCTGATCTTGTTAAGGTGATGGGTCTTGAGGCTGAATACCTAGACTGGCTTACTGATAAAGAAACAGATGAAGAGTTTTTCAATAGACTTAAGAACGGTATAGCTGGTGGTGCAACAGGCATAGCTTTAGACTATACAATAGAGGGTTTAATTAAAGGGTTTAGGCTTGTAAAATCAGGTAAGAAGTCAAAAGACGAAACCCTAGCACCAGAGGAACAAGCGGCTGCTAAAGAAGAAGCTGAAGTTTTAGATAAGGAGCTAAAAGATGATCTTAACCCAGAAGAGGGTAACACTAAAGTTCTTGATGAAGATGGTAACACACTTAACGTAGAGACCCCTGAGACTACATCTAAGAAGTTTGAGGATGAAACACCAGAGCCTAAAGCAGAAGAACCAGAAGTACCTTTAGGTAAGCCTGAGAAATGGGGCGAGAACGAAGCTGGTGATATGGTTCATCAAGTTGATTACGAAGGCACAACCATCAACATCATTAAGCGCAAAGACTCCAAGAGATATGGCATTGAGGATTTAGAGGGTTTTGGTACATTCGGTTCAGTTAAAGAAGCTAATGAGTTTATCCATAATACACTGTATCGTTCAAACGATGTAGCTGATATGAACAAGTGGCAGAAAGCTGCTAAGTCAAAAAGAGATGCAGAAGAGTTACCCGAAGCTCCGTTAAGTATTAACACTAAACCTGTTAAGGTGGGTAAGGGTGAGTACACAGTAGAGCGAAACGGTACTACTTATAATGTCAAGAAAGTTAGCAGCAACAAGTGGGAGATAGAAGGACAGGAAGGAACTGTTAAAAGTCTTAAGGAAGCCACAGAGAAGCTAAACAAACTAGCTGAGGATGCTGCGAGAGAAAGTAAGAAACCAACCTACGCTAACCAAGAATTTTCCATTAATAAGGTAGACGAAGATACATACACATTTACCAGAACAAACTTTGGTAACGAATACGATTATGTAGTTACAAAACAAAAAGATGGTAAATGGAAAAGAACAGAGAACGGTAGAGAAGATGACAGGCGTTACAATACTGTTGAAGAAGCCGTAGATGAGATTGATGAAACAATTAACTATAACGACCCTGCGAGAAAGGAAAGGTTTGGTGAACACGTTAGAGAACGTGACCAAGTAGCCTCCCTTGGAAAAGTAGAAGATTCAGATGTGCCTAACATCCCTGACTACACTAGAATGTCTAAGGATGAGCTAGACATCATCACTAAGGAAGCTAGAGCGAAGTTCAAAAGCTTACGGTCTCCTGATGATACAGGTACTAAAACAATTCCTGTTAAGAAGTCTATTGCTCAAGGTAGAGCTTATATTACCAAACTCTTAAAGGAGCAGGAAGTAACAGCCGACATCTTAGACTTTGTTAAACAACTAACAAAAGAAAAACCACACCCTTCAATGGCAGCAGCCTTTACTAAAGGTGTACAAGACTTACAAAAAGATATTGTACTGTCTATAAGGTTGATTGAGGAAAGCACAGCTTACAAAAAAGGCGATCCTAATGCCATAGCTAAGAAGAAAATGCTTACACAGGCTTACTTAGAACTTCATACCATAATAGAAGGTCTAGGTAGTTCTTGGGGTAGGGCGTTACAAGCTTTACGAGTAGCAGTTACAGGTAGCAAGCCAAGAGACTTATCGTCTTACTTTGGTGAAGATTTAGCCAGAGCGCAGGACAAGATGGTTGATAAAGCGGCTAAGGCTGCTCAGAAAGAGATTGATCGTCTTAAGAAAGGTAAGAACCTCTCAGAAGATGACCTTCTTAGAAAAGATATGCTAGAGGAATCAGGCATCGAAGTGTCGCCAGAAGATATGACCTTCATCAACCGTATCAAAGAGAAAGCTGGTAGTTACTACTCAACTACTAAAAAAGGCTTGGACATGACTGTAGAGTTTGCAACAGCTAACCTACTGACCAGTATAGACACACAATTAATTAACATCATAGCTAACTCAGTGATGACCCTAGTTAATAATATCGAAACCATGTCTGGTGCGCCTATTGCTCTTTTACGTGGTGATGTTAAGGCTGCTAAGAGACAATGGCGTAGAGGTTATGTGCAAATGTTTGGTATTGCCCTACACTCTAGAAGAGCTTTGGCTGCTTCGGCTGAAGTTATCGCCTCTGGTAAAAACATCCTCGACCCAGACTTTAAAGTAAAGGAAGAAGTACGTGGAGCAAAGGACAGTGTTTCTATCGGTAAAGGTGATCTAGACTTACGTGATATTAGAGAAAAGATCAGGAACGCAGATTGGGATGAGTTGAAAGATATTCCTATTGGGGATTGGGTTGGTAATACTGTACGTATCCCATTTAGAGGTCTAGCCGCTGGTGATGAATTTTTTAAGCAAGTCAACTACCGCTCTGTGTACATGGGCTTGGTAGATGCTAGATGGCAACAGGCTGGCAAGCATCAAGACGAAGGTATGAAAGAATACTGGGGATTGGTGAAAGCTGAGGTTGATAAAAGCTTAGACCTTGTTAAAAAATGGAGAGACGGTGAGGAAGTATTAACCGAACAAGATTTAACTGATTTAGGGGAGGTTATTTACGCTCTCCAACAATCTCGCCAAGTTACGTTTACAGATAAATTAGGTGGCTTTGGTCAGTGGATACAAAAAGGTGTAAACCAGTTCCCACTTGCTAGGCTTATCATGGATGCTTGGTTTATTCGTACTCCTACAAACGTGTTTAAGTTTGGTCTAAGACGCTTTCCAGTAACAGCTGTATTCTCCAGAAGATTCCACGAAATGATGAGAAGAGGTGGGGACGATAGAGATAGGGCTATAGGCGAAATGGTTATGATGACTACGGCTGTCTACACTGCATGGAACTTTATCAACGAAAAAGAAAAAGTACCTGACGGTAAAGGCGGTGAAGTAGAAATATACAAGTGGACAAGCACCATGGATCATACGTCCTACAACCACCAAAAGAATCTTAAATTGGCTGGTGTAGCCCCTCACTCGTACTACCACGAGGGTAAGTTCTATACTACTTCTCGTTTTGACCCTGCTGATGTAATCTTAATGACACTCGCAAACACTAGAGATTTAGTAGAGTTAGGCAAGTACGAAGAAGCTAACGAAATACTAGGTGCTACGGTTGTCTCCTTTATGAACCTTGCTAAAGATAAAACCTTTACACAAGGTATAGCAAACTTTGTAGAGATGACAGCTGATCCCATCAACAAGGGTGGTAAATACTTAGAAGCAAAAGGTAGAGTGTTTACTCCATCAGTCTTGAAGATGATTGGTGAGGATGAAGTATACAGAGAAGTGAACGGTGTTATCGAGGCTATGCAAAGCCAGATACCCACACTGTCTCCTAACCTTCAACCTAAGTTCGATAGGCTTGGTCAGGTTATGAACAAACCCGATAAAGGTTTGTCTAACGTAACCCTCTTATCAGATAACCCAGTTCGTTTAGAGTTCTTAAAGATGAACTCAAACATCTCTGACATTCCTAAACAACGAGGAATACTTGATCTGGAAGCTGCCTACTTTTACAAAGACGGTAAGTCTGCTTGGACTAGGTTCAATGAGATTTACTCAAGTATTGAAAAGAACGGTTTAACTCTAGAAGAGCGTATAGCTAAATACTTCAAATCTTCAAAATACCAAAAGGTAACTAAGAGAAGCTTATCTACTCCTGAGAGAGATTTAAAGAGTGGAGCAGAGATAGATGTTATGACTATTCTTAGCGCTTACGAAAGGTACGCTATGAAGAAGCTTCTTAAGGAATACGAAGATACAGGTCTTGCAGAAGTATATGAAGTTAATCGTAAACTTGAACGTAACGCCCAACGAGAGAAAACTGTAGAAGGTATCATAACTGATCCTGAAGAAATTATAGCCAACTGGCGCAGAAAAAATAGGAAAATCAAATGACAAACACTTTACACTCTATAAATGAGTACGACTACACGGGGCAAAGCGACTTTGTTGCCCCCAGTCACCAACAAGCCAGTGACATTGTTGTTCTGGTAAACGATGTTGTCAAAACACAAGATACTGATTACACGCTAACGGGTAATCTTGTAGCTTTCACAGGCTTCACCCCTTCAAACGGAGATAAGATAAGTATAAGGCGTGAGACAGCATCCGCAGCTAGAGCAGTAGACTTTACTGCTGGTTCAATGCTTAAAGCAGAGACGTTAGACCAAGACTCTAATCAAATCTTCAACATAGCTCAAGAAGCCCTTGATAAAGCTGAAATGATTGGTGGAGACTACAACGCTAGGTACTATGGTGCTTCTACTGCTGCACCTACATCCCCTGCACCCGAAGAGGGTGACTTATGGTTTGATGCTGCTAATGATATAATGAAGGTTTATAGAGAAGCTACAACAGACTGGGCTTCGTTAAAACTAACTGATGCAGAACTAGCTAAGGTAAGCACGGTTGAAGGTATTGCAACTGCGGTAGAGACTGCGGCAGCAAACGCTACAGGGATAAACCATTACGGTAGAACCTTTTTAGGGTCAGGGACTGTACCACCTTCAACATACTCTGACGGTACTGCAATACAGGTCGGAGCTTTGTGGTTTGACTCTAGCGTTAACACCATGAAAGCGTATCGAACAGACGGTAGTTGGCAACCAATGACTTCTAGCGTCTCCAACACTATTAGAAGGGAATCGACAACACTTACTTCATCACAGTCCACCTTTAGTGGGAGTGGTTATGAGATTGGCAACCTAGATATATATCTTAATGGTGTTAGATTAGTTGGTAAGGTGGGTAATGTTGCTAACGACTATACGGCTGACGATGGTATTTCATTTACTTTAACAACCCCAGCCGTTGCTGGAGATGTTATAGAGGCAATAACTTACGGAACGTCTCCTTTGATAGGCGCACAGTCAGGGGCAGCGGGGACAGACGCTTCTTGGGACTCACTTACAGGCATCATAACAGTACCTCGTGGTGATACTGGTGCTACTGGTGCTGCTGGTGCTGACGGAGCAGATGGGGCAGATGGAGCAGATGGGGCAGATGGGGCAGATGGAGCAGATGGAGTAGACGGCACAAACGGTACAAATGGCACAAATGGTACAAATGGTACAAACGGCACAGATGGTACAGACGGTACAGATGGTAATGGTTTCACAGGCGGGTCTTATGACTCATCAACAGGAATTGTGACATTTACCTCAGATGATGGGTTAGGATTTAGCACATCTGATTTACGAGGCGAGGACGGTGCTTTGCTTTCAGGGGCTAACTTCACTGGCGATGTTAGCGCACCTAATATAGGTATAGGCACATCAACACCTATTGCACCTTTGACTATTCATAAGGATAACTCAGAGTATAGAGTTACTCAAGATACTTTTATTTCAGACGGTACTCTTGTATCTTCTTATAATACCGATACTTTAACATATGGGAGTATTTTAACTAGAGCTTCTGACCATAGGTGGGGTATTGGTTCAGATGAGAAAATGCGTATTGATGATACAGGTTATGTCGGAATAAATAATAATAACCCTAGTGAAGCCTTAGACGTTACTGGAAACATCGCAGTAAGCGGCACAGTGGATGGTAGAGACGTAGCCGCAGACGGTACTAAGTTAGATGGTTTAGAGCGAACAGTGCGACAGCGTTTTCAAAGACGAGGTTATAACAACACACTTTCGTTTAGTTCTTTAACCACCTCCTATGCACAAGTGGGTTCTACATTACGTATAAACTCAGGAGCAACTACAGCTGTTGAAAATGTTTTAGACTTAAACTTAAACGTACATTTTGGTGACATTAACTCTACAAACGATGGCTTGTTTGTAGTAACTGTTGATGCTCCTAATCCATCAAACGAGACAACTGTAAATTTAGGAACTGTGACTGGATCGACTCAGGGTACATTCTCGGTTAGCGGTGATTTCACTAAACATTTCTCACCGTATTGTGGGTTGTCAACAAACTCAGATGGTTCAAATGCTTTTAACTTTTCAAATCAACAAGGTTGGGATTATAACCCTGTAACCGATAAAACAACTGTATACTTCTACCCTTACCAAGCGAACACCCCCTCAACAGGTGATACAGTTTACTTGCACCCTTTTGATTGGGAAACTACAGGCACTGAAATCAACGGGGATGAGTATCCTATAGATGCATACAACGCTCATGGAACTGTCAATGTTAATCAATTTCAGCAAATATACCTTGGATACTATAAACCAGAAAGAACCTTTAAGATTAAAGCTAAAGAAACAAGCACGAGCGAGAGCATCAGTTTAGCAAGGGTGTCGGGTACTTATTCACAGATTATAGGAGGTTAAAGAATGAGAGTAGGATATACAAGAATTAACGCAGATGGCATAACTGAACAAGTATTACACAGCAATCACGATTCAAGAGAAGAGGCACATACAGCCGCAGTAGCTTTAGCTGACAGTTTAGTCGATACCCCTGACGTTGTAGACGTACAAAGAGGTTATGCAATTGGAGAAACATTTTTCCAGCCTAGAGTAATCTACAACATACCACCAACTGACGCACAAAGAAACCCGTCTTAAATTAAATGGAGGTAACTCATTATGACTAAAGCAAGAACCTTAGCAGACTTTAACTCAGTGGACGCTCTTACGAGTGCCTCTGATCTTAACGCAAGTAACTTAGTATCGGGAACGATCCCTAACGATAGATACGGTACACCCACATTTAATGGGGCTAATTTGTCAAACGTACACAACACTCCGTATTTCCTAGCCTATAGGACTGGTAATCAAGAAGATCTCCCCGCTAACGCTTGGATAGAGGTGCTGTGTAATGGAGAAGATGTTGACTCAGCAAATGCTTATAATACCACCACGGGTAGATTCACACCCCAAGAAGCAGGATATTATCAAGTTCAGTTTGTGGGTTCAGTGATAAATTTGGGGGGCAGCGCTTCAGCGGCTGTAGCTCAAATAATGTACGGCATTGTAAAGAATGGTACGGGTGATCCTGTTGCAATTAATTTTATTGATGACGCATTTAACGGAATGCAAAGATTTACAGCAACTGTTTCAACTATAGTGTACCTCAACGGGACTACAGATTTTGTATCCCCCCACACTTATGTTGTTAAGCCAAATGGTAGTGGGTCATATTACTATGACGTTCACGGTGAGAGGCAATACACGAACTTTAGCGCATTCAAAATCTCAGAATAACAGGATAACCAATGGAGCAACTAAAACAACAAGTAGAACGCTTGGAATGGCGAGTCGATCTACAAGATGAACAACTTAAGACGCTCACGGCTAACGCCAACGAGCTTAGAGGGATGCTGGATAGCATCAACCGCACCCTACTACAAATCAAGTGGTTAGTTGTTGGTGGTGCTGTTGTTTACTGGGCGCAGTCTATGGGGCTTGGTTCAGCTCTCAAATTACTAGGAGTATAATATGATACAGCAATTGATAGCACCTGTAACAGGGTTGCTAGATAAGTTTATCCCTGATGCGGATATGAAGCAAAAGATAGCACATGAAATTGCTACGATGTCGGAGAAACACGCACAACAAATTGCTCTAGCTCAGATCGAAGTCAATAAAGAAGAAGCCAAAGGAAATTGGTTTCAGTCTTCGTGGAGACCCGCAACAGCTTGGGTATGTGTATTAGGGTTCATGGTAAACTTCCTTATATCACCACTTGCAGCACCCTTTGGTGTTGTCGTGCCACAGGCAGATACATCAACCATGTTACCTGTACTAATGGGTATGCTTGGTCTTGGTGGTCTACGTACAATGGAACGAGTTAAGGGAGTAGGTCGATGAAGTATTTTGACATAAGCGAATTTGATTGTAGTTTCACAGGGAACAATGAGATGAACGAGGAGTTTCTAGAAAAACTAGATGCTCTTCGTGAAGCTTGTGGTTTTCCTTTTAAGATTACAAGTGGTTATCGAGACCCTGAAGGACACCCTATCGAAGCTAAGAAACAAAATCCTGGCACTCATGCACGAGGCATAGCTGCCGACATACAAGTAATCAACGGAGTACAGAAATATAAGATCATTGAGGAAGCTATTAAGTTAGGTTTCAATGGCATAGGCGTTGCTAAGACGTTTATCCA